TAAACGCAATGAGGTGAAAAATGCTAACCATCGAACAGGTCAGGCACTTGCTGGCGGAGCGCAATTTGCGCGAGGTCGCCCGTGCAAGCGATCTACACTATAACATCGTCTATCGTGTGGCAAACGGAACCACGCGGCCCAGCTATGAAACGGTCAAGAAACTGTCGGACCATCTGACGGGCGAGGCCGCATGAAAGGCTATGATTGGGAGGCAATCCGCGCGTCATATCCGCTGCCGGAAATAGCCGCACAAGCGGTTCCCGACCTTAAGCGCAAAGGCAATGAGTGGGTAGGCTGCTGCCCTTTTCATGGCGAAAAAACCCCTAGCTTCACCATCTTCGACAACGATCGCCGTTATCACTGTTTCGGGTGCGGCGTGTCGGGCGATGTGGTCGATTTCGTAGCGGATCTTGAAAACGTCTCGCCCGAAGACGCCATCAAGCGACTCACTGGCGGGGACGCGCCGAAGCTGACCGATGAAGACCGCAAGCGTCATGAAGAATGGCGCGCGCAAAAGGATGCCGAGCGCGCCAAGGAACGCCGGGGCGCCATTCAACGCGCACAAGAACGGTGGGATCGCGCCATACCCATCAGCGACACGGCGAATGCCTATCTCGAGCGCAAGCAAGTGCCCCCGCACGGCGCGCGGCTCGAGGACGGCAAGCTGTTGCTGCCGATCTACGGAAGCGACGGCGAAATCATGTCCGTGCAATCGATCGCGGATGACGGCGCCAAGCTATTCCAAAAGAACGCGCCCACAAAGGGCGGGCGGTTTTATATCGGCGTGCCTTTTGGGCCCACGATCGTCTGCGAGGGTTTCGCCACCGGAGCCAGCATCTTTGAAGCTTCGCCCTATCACGTTTGCATCACCTTTTCGAAAGGCAATATGCACAATGTGGCGCGTGAACTTGTCGAGCAGGGGCGAGAAATCATCCTTGCGGCCGATAGCAACGCCGCGGAAGAAATGCGCGCTCTGGGGGCCGAGCTATCCTGCCCCGTTGCCATTCCTGCCTGCGGTTCCGACTTCAACGACCAGGCGATCGAAAAGGGCGTTGACAGTGTGCGGGAAACCTTCGCTGCGGCGATGGTGGATTTTCACAACCGGCCAGAACCTGCACCGGAACCCCCTGCCTGTTCCATTCGCTTTGTCGAGGCGTTTGACTTCGACGAATCTGCCATCCCCTTGCGGCCGTGGCTGGTCCCCGGGGCGGTCATGGCGGCCGCCACGCATATCCTTGCCGCGCCCGGCGGCACGGGGAAATCGCTGTTCACCCTGCAATTTGCCATCATGCTCGCCACGGGGCGCGGCTGGGGAAACTGGAAGCCGAAACGCCCGTGCAACGTGCTGATCATCAACGCGGAAGACGACATCGACGAACAGCGGCGGCGCCTTGCTGCTGCGCGGCAGGTTATGGATTGCGACAATGCGAAGGGTCGCCTGCTGCTGGCTGACAACCCTTCATCGATCCTCACCAGCAAGGCGGACGACAAGACCCGTATGCCGGTGGCCACGCCGTTGGTGGCAGAGCTCGTCGACGTGATAAAGCATTACGCGATCGACGCCGTGATCGTGGATCCCTTCGCGGAAACCTTTGAGGGCGACGAAAACAGCAATAATGATGCCAAGTGGGCAATGAAGGTGTGGCGCGATGATATTGCGCGTTCAACCGGCGCCGCCGTGTACCTGGTCCACCATACGACGAAGAACAGCGGCGACAAAGCAGGCTCCGCCGACGCCATCCGCGGGGCGGGCGCCTTGGTCAATAGCGCGCGCATGGCGGCAACCATGTTCAATATGGATGAGGAAGAGGCGAACGCCATGGGCGTGAAGCCTGAAGACCGGTTCCGCTATGTGAAATACGACGAAGTGAAATCCAACCGTTCGCTGATCGGTGGGCGGCAATGGTTCACGAAAGAGGAAGTCACGATCGGCAATCCCGCCGATGGGTATGAAGGCGACAAGGTGGGCGCGCTGGTGCCGTGGGAGCCGCAGGGGATTGGGGGGTTGGACCCTGCCGAGCTTCTGCCGATTCTCTACGCCATCCGCGATGGGTACGTGGATGAAGATGGGGTTTGCACGGATGAACCCTTTACGCCAACAGCACGCGGAGGCGGCAAGCGATGGGTGGGGACGTTGATTATGCATCATCTGGGTGTGGATGAAGACCGGGCGCGCGCTGTTTTGCAGGCCATGAAAGATGGTGGTTTGGTCTATATCGACACCTATCACGACGAGATGAAGCGCAAAGACGCGAAGGGCGTGTTTGCCCTGCCTGAAAAACTCGAATCCTTGGTGAAAAAGGCATGATTTCTTTGTGCGCGCTTAGTGCGCAGTTTCAAATCTTAGTGCGCATTGGGGATTGCGTAGGAGCCGGGGGTTGCAATTTTGCGCAAAAAGTGCTACGGCCTAGCCTGCTGGCGCAGGGCCGTAGCCAACTTTTAGCGCGCATTGAAAAATTGCAGGTAACCCCTGGCCCTCCGTAGCAAAATCTTAATGCGCAGTTTCCGATAGGATAGACCAATGGCGTATGTGAAATTTTCTGAGCCGCTGCCGGTGGGGATCGTTATCACCGAAGGACGTTCACCAGCTTTCGAATATGAAATGATCGGGCTCCGCAGATACGAGAATGCGCAGGGCCGAACGGTGTGCCTTGCCGAGTGGGTCGGATATTGCGCCGACTGCGGTGAGGAATTCACTTTCGAGGCGTCGGCCCATCGCTTGCCGCAAAACAGGCGGTGTGATCGACACAAGACAAAAGGCAGGAAGGTTCCGCGTCATGGCAAGCGCAAGGAAGCTTAGGCTTGGCGATCGGGTCCGCTTCAGGGTGGCGACAATTTCGGGCGACAAGCCTAGGGGCGAGATCGTCCACATTGCCGGCGAACAGGTGATCGTCAAAAAGCCGAATGGCGGCACTGCGGAGGCGATGGCTTGGCAGGTGGTTCGGGATGGGTGAAACTTTTTAGCACAAAGTTCTTGACGTGCTAAGTTGTGCTAGGTAGAAGGGGTTATCGAAGCAAAGGGCCACTGGCCCACCACGAAAGGGAAAGCGAAATGATCCGCTACTTCATCGAAGATATGAACGGCAAGAGCCTCTACGTCCCGACGCTTTCACATGGCGCATACGGCGGCGAAGAAAACCGCGCTTTCGCTGAAAAGGTTGCCGCAAGCATCCCCTTCGCTAAAGTTGTTGCAGTCAAGATTTGAAAGGCGCAGGCGGTTCTGGCGGTATCCTAAACCATTCTTTCCCCCACCAACTCCATGGCGGGCCGCTGCTTGATGAAGTTAGCAAAGCAGTAAAAGAAAAGCAAATGAACGATGAACTCCACTCAGGAACCCAACGTGACCCCCACCGAATTCAAAGCAATCCGCGAGCGGGTTGGCCTCACACAAGGTCAGCTTGCCCGCGTTCTTCGCCTATCGGACAGCCGCACCATTCGCCGCTATGAGGACGGATCTAGAACCGTCAGCGGACCCGTCTCACTGCTCATGGAGTTGTTTTCACAGCAGGGCTTCCCATCCGCGCAAAAATAGCATAGATGGGGACTATGGCGAACGCTATTGCAAGCGATGATAAGCGAAAGGCCGTGCGCGGCGAGGGCGGCAAGTTTATCGTGCCGCCCAAGTCACCTGGCCGACCCAAGGGATCCCGCAACAAGCTGGGCGAGGCGTTCCTCAAGGCGCTGCATGAAGACTTCACGAAGCATGGCGCTGAAGCGATTGTGGCGGTGCGCGAAACCAAGCCCGATGCCTACATGAAGGTTATCGCGTCGATCCTGCCGAAAGAAATCGAACTGGGCGAAAAGACCGCATCCACGCTCAAGGAAAGCCGTGATGCCTCGGTGGCTGCGTTTTTACGCGCGGCGGCCGATGATGCCGATTCGGTGTTGCAGCGCCCGGTGGGGAATGCGTGATGAAGCTCTGGTGTATCTCACAAACCGACAATGACGGATATGACACCTTCGATAGCGCCGTGGTGGCGGCCGAGACGGAGAGTGACGCGCGCGCTATTCACCCCTATGGCCACGTGTATCCTGAGGGCAGCTGGTCAGCGGTTTACGGCTGCTGGGCGACTTCACCCGACCAAGTTACCGCCAAACACATTGGCGAAACCGATCTTGACGCTGGCACGGTTGTCTGCGCCAGCTTCAACGCTGGCTAATGGCCACTGCTCCGGCCCCAGCGCCCACTGCTGAAGACTTCGCCTTTTCGCGCCTGATTTCCTACGCCGCCTATCAGTGGCCGAATTACAAGGACGCGCCCCACCATCGTCTAATCGCACGCCACCTTGAGGCCGTTGAACGTGGCGAGATAACCCGCCTGATGATCACCATGCCGCCTCGACACGGCAAGTCGATGCTGGCTTCGGAATTCTTCCCTGCCTGGTACATGGGCCGCAATCCCGATCATTACGTGGTCACCGCAACCTATGCGCAGGAACTTGCCGACGATTTCGGGCGCAAGGTCAAGAACCAGATCGAAGACGAAGCCTATCAGGCCATCTTCCCCGGCGTCGGGCTGGCGGATGACAGCAAGAGCGCCAAGCGTTTCCATATCGAGGGGCGCACGGGCGGCTTCGAACACCAGACAACCCAGCGCGGCGCGTTCTACGCTGTCGGCGTTGGTGGCCCGCTAACCGGTCGCGGTGCCCACCTGCTGCTGATCGATGACCCAGTGAAGAACCGCGAAGAGGCCGATTCCGAAGTCATGCGCCGCAAGACGCGCGATTGGTACACCTCGACCGCTTACACCCGCCTGATGCCTGGCGGCCGCGTGGTGATCATTCAGACGCGCTGGCACGAAGACGATCTTTCCGGCTGGCTGCAACGCGAGCATGGCCATGAAGGCTGGGTGTGCCTCGACCTGCCGGCGATCGATGATGACGGGCAGGCGCTGTGGCCCGATCAATACCCCGTCGAAGCGCTTGAACGGATCCGGCGCGCGCTGCCGCCTCGGGATTGGTCCGCTCTCTACCAGCAGCGGCCCGCGCCTGACACCGGCGACTATTTCAAGCGGGAATGGATAATCGAAGTCGACGCTAGCGAAATGCCGGCGGTCGAAAACATGCAGGTGTTCGGTGCGTCCGATTATGCCGTTACCGCCGATGGCGGCGATTACACGGTGCACGTCGTCATGGGCATCGATTACACCGGCCGCCTGTGGCTGCTCGACCTGTGGCGTTCGCAATCATCGTCCGATGTCTGGGTTGATAGTCTGTGTTCACTGGTGCGCCGGTGGAAGCCGATCGGCTGGGCTGAAGAAACCGGGCAAATCAAGTCGGGTGTGGGGCCGTTCCTGACCAAGCGAATGCTCGAAACCAATTCGTTCGTCTTCCGCGAGCAATTCCCAACCCGCGGCGACAAGGCTGTGCGGGCGCAATCGATCCGTGGGCGCATGGCCATGCAGGGGCTGCATGTTGTGCGCGGTTCGGAATGGCTGCCGGATCTCGTTTCGGAGATGATGAGCTTCCCTGTCGGGAGCCACGATGACCAGGTTGATGCGCTCGGCCTTGCAGGGCAGTTGATTGCAAAGATGGATTTGGGTAAGACACCCGATGAAGCGAAACCGAAACCGGGAGCGCCGCCGCGTGTTGTTGCCGATGGCGTCATTGCTCCACCACTGAGGAAGCGGTGATGATTTGCATTTGGGGCGGCCTGTGATGACCGAAATCACACCATTCGAAGGCACTGAAGACGAAGCGCGCGAAAAGGCCTCCAAGCCTATCCTGTCAGCGCTGAAGCGTTCGGCGGATGCCTTCAAGGAATGGGACGCCTCGTGCCACCTGATCGATGACACCTATTCGCGCCATGGTTCATCCTATGAAAATCTGATGGCCACATATGGCGCAGGCAATTGGCAGGATGCGGAAATGGACCTGTTCTGGTCCTCGTCCGAAGTGCTTAAGCCTGCCGTCTATGCCAAGCCGCCTGTGCCCGCCATCGCGCCGATCTTCAACGATACCGGCGCGCTGAAGGCCACCACTGCCGAAGTATTGGAACGCAGTGCGGTTTCGACTTTCAAGGCGACCGGCATCGATGACGTGATGACCGGCGTGCGCGATGACCTGATCTTCTCGGGACGCGGTGTCATGTGGATGCGGTATGAAACCGGTGAAGGCAAAGGCAAGCGGGTTTGCCTCGAACACAAGGACCGCGATGACTTCCTGCACGATGTAGCGCGCAAGTGGTGCGATGTGGGCTGGGTTGCTGGCGCGTCGTGGATGTCGCGCGATGAAATCAAGGCGCGCTTCAAAACGCTGACCGATGACCAGCTTGACGGGATCCAATACCTTGAACGGCGCGATGAAACCGACCAGCGCGAAAAGGCCATGTCGGCCAAGGCGAAGGTCTGGGAAGTGTGGCATCGCGCCAACAACCGCGTTTATTGGGTCGTGGAAGGCCTCGACGTTTACCTTGAAGACGCTGCGCCGCACCTCGAGCTTGACGGGTTCTTTCCCTGCCCGCGTCCAGCCTATGCGACTTTGCGGCGCCGGTCGCTTATCCCCGTGCCTGACTTCGAACGCTATGCGGGGATGTTCGCGCAGATTAACCGCCTGACGGGCCGCATTTACCTGCTGCTTGACCAGGTGAAGATGAAGGGCCTTGTGCCTTCGGGCGGCGATGTTGCCGATGCTATCCAGCAGCTGATGCGCGCCGAAGACGATAGCCTGCTGATCGCCGTGCCGGGGGCGGCGCTGATGGAAGGCGGTTCGGCGGTAGTGTGGCTGCCGCTTGACCAGATTGCTGCGGCTATCACGGGCCTGATCGAAGCGCGCCGGCAGCTGATCGAAGACTTTTACCAGCTGTCGGGCATATCGGACATCATGCGCGGTGCCACCGAAGCGGAAGAAACGCTGGGCGCGCAACGCCTGAAATCGCAGTTCGGTTCGGTGCGTGTGCGCCAGAAGATCGATGAAATGCAGCGCATCGCGGCCGATGCGGTGAAGATCGCGTCGGAAATCATTGCCGAGAAATTCGACGGCAAGACGCTGCTGGCGATGTCGCAGATGGACCTGCCGACCACGGCTGACATCAAGGCGCGGATCAAGGAAATCGAAGAGGGCGCGGAAGCTGAATTCCAGGCGTTGTCGGACCAAGCCGAACAAGCGCAGGCGCAAGTCGAGGATCCCCAGCAGGCGCAGCAGATGTTCCAGCAGGCGCAGCAGGAAATCATGCAGAAATACGGCGCGATGCTGGAAGAGGCTGAAAGCCTCGTGCCGATCGATGACGTGGTCGACCTGTTGCGCGATGATCGTGCGCGCTCGTTTGCCTTCGAGATCGAAACCGATTCCACCATTCTCACCGACGAAATGGCGGAAAAGCAATCGCGGTCTGAATTCGTCACCGCCTTCAACGGCGCAACGCAAGGGCTGATGGCGCTAGCGGCCGCAGGTGAAGCAGGGGCTAAGCTGGCCGGTGAAATGCTGAAATTCAGCTTAGCGCCTTATCGTGCCGGTCGCCAGATGACCGCGGCCATTGACGAATTCGTGAAGCAGGCGCCGCAAATGGCCGCGCAGATGCAAGGCGAAAGCGGGCAAGAGGGCGTGGCCGAACTGGCGGAAGCTGAAATGGAAAAGGCCCGCGCCCAGATGGCCAAGGTCGAAAGTGACGCGGCCGCCAAGCAAGTTGAAAATGAGCGCAAGATGTTCGAGCTGCAGCAGAAGGGTGCGCAGCAGGAGCGCGAATTCCAGGCGAAGATGGCGAAGGTCGAGCAGGATGCGCAAGCGCTGAACGTGAAGACGCAAGAGGCACTGGCAAAGGTCGATAACTTACGCGCTGATACGATGAAGAAACTGGCTGAAGCGGGCATTGCGGTCGATAACGCGGCGCTTGATGAATTCGTGTCGCTGCGGGAAATCGACCTAAAAGAGCGCCAGCAGGCGCAAAGCGAGGTCAATGCGGTTGCCGATCGTGCCCGCACCCAGCAACGCGATGTCATAGAAGACAGCTTCCGCGAACGCGGTGAAGCGCGCGCCGATATGCAGCAGCCGCAAGAGGGGGAAGAGTGATGGGCATTCTCGAAGCCTGTTTCTATGTGATCGGTGGCGTGATTGTTCTGTATGCCATGGCGAATATGCGGTTTATGATTTTGCAACCGCCTGAACAGCCGCCATTCCCTGGAGGCGACCAATGAGCGGGTTTCCTGTCACTGTTGTCGAATCGGGCGGTTATCCGGTTACTCAGGTTGCATCGGGCGCTGCCCCAGCATCGGTGGTTGATGCTGGCGGCTTGCCGATCACGCTGGTTGCCTATGGCGGCACACCGATGGTTCTTGAAGGCGGGTTCTCGCCCTCCAGCCTGTTTGCCAGCGGTGAAGAGGGTGTCGTGTTCGATGTTACGGCAACGGATAGCATGGCGCAAACGAGCGCAGGTGCCGGAAACCCGGGGAGCGACAGCCCCATAGGATTGCTTGGCGATTCTTCGGGCAATGGTAACGACGCCAGGCAGGCAACGGCCAGTTCCCGTCCCAGGCTGCGACGCGAAAACGGGATGCAGTGGCTTGAATTCGACGGGGTAAACGACAGCCTTGCAACAGCTGCGATCGACATGTCGGCCAGTGACGCGGTTACGGTGTTCGCCGCGGTTCGCAAGTTCGCCGATGACGGCTTGCGAACACTGGCAGAATCCAGCGCGAACGCTGGTAGCAATAGCGGGGCGTTCCGGTTTCTTGCGCCAAACGATGCAAACCCGAATTATGGATACCGCGCGGGCGGAACATCCCTGTCCGCTACGGCTGCTGCACCTTTCCCTGCGGGGACAGCGAATGTCGTGACCATGCAAAACGACATTTCGGCTGCCACGTTGTCCATTCGGGTCGATGGTGCTGAAGTCAACACAAGCGGATCTTCGCAAGGCACGGGCAACCTCGGCAATTATCCGGTCTATATTGGAAGCCGCGCTGGTTCGTCGTTGTTCTTCAAGGGCGACTTGTTTGCGCTGGTTATCATCAACAGGGCCTGCACTTCCCAGGAAATCGAAAGCATGGAAACGTGGCTGGCGCGCAAATGTGGCGTGTCGCTTTAATCGGAGAATAGATATGGCTGATGCAAAACGACTGATGGCGCTAAGTATGCCGGAGCCCACTGCGCGCGAAGTCGCGGCGCAGATCGAGGCGCAGACCGGCGATGTCGACCGTCTGCTGGGCGTGGCGATTATCCCCGAGCTTGCGGCTGAACTGGCCGCCCAGATCGACGCCGATGGCGCGGTGAACGCGCCGCGGCTGGTGGAACAGACAATGGTGCCGGAACTGGCCGTGGAAGTCGCGGCGCAGATCGAAGGGGACAGGGCATGACCATGCAAGAACTCGCAAACGGCACTGTTGCCGAAGTAAGCAAGAAGCTGCCCGGCTTGGCGGCTTTCGAGCTCGAAGAACTGCACGACATCGAACACGCTAAGGCAAACCCGCGCACTACGCTGCTCGACGCCATTCACCGCGAACAGGATGACCGCAAGGCTGCCGGTGAAAATGTGGAGGCCCCCAAGCGTGATGCTGCGGTGCAGGCCGCTTATGACAAGGGTCGCCATGCGCGGCGCAACGGTATCGGCCGCTATCAAAGCCCCTATTCGAAAGGC